TTTAATTCCTAATAATACTTGATTTAAAATACAAACTCTGTATAACTAGTTTAAAAGATATACAGATGTTACTAAATTATTATTATTGGTATTTTACTAGTGCTTTGTCACCTAAAGTGTGTCAAAGAATAATTTCCTTATCTAAACGACATAAAAAATTAAAAGCCATAACAGGCCATTCTACAGAAAAAGTTACTTATCAAAAACTTACTAAACAACAAAAATTAAATTTAAGTAAAACAAGAAACTCTAATATTGTATGGCTAAATGAACCTTGGTTGTTTGAATTATTACAATCATATGTAAGAACCGCTAATCAAAACTCTGGTTGGAATTTTCAATGGGAGAGAACAGAGTCTATACAATTTACTCAATATAAAAAGAATCAATTTTATGATTGGCATCAAGATACTTTTCCACATCCTCATACTGAAGGTCCTTTAAAAGGATTAATTAGAAAACTATCTGTAATTGTTTCTTTAACAGATGAAAATAAATATGTTGGAGGTGATCTTGAATTTAATCTTAGAAATCTAACTAATAAATCAGATAATATAATAACTTGTAAGGAGATAAAACCACAAGGATCTATAGTGGTTTTTCCTTCGCATGTTTGGCATAGAGTAAAACCAGTAACGAAAGGCACTAGACAATCTTTAGTGATGTGGAATGATGGCAAACCGTTTGTCTAAAATACCTTATTTAATTCAACAAGATAATTTTTTTACAGAAAAAGAATGTAAATCGTTAATTAGAAAATATAAAAAACTTTGTACATCAGATAGTTTAAAAACATACTTAAATTATAATTATTATGATATTAAAATGAATGATGATTGGGGTAAAAAACTATTAGAAATAGTAAACAAATACATAAAGAAATATAAGGGTCTTGATATAATTGAACAATGGGCAATTGATAATATTAGATTCAAGCATTTTCCTAAAAATTATTCTTTTGACAAATGGCACTGTGAACAAACAACTAATTATCCATATAGAGTTTTTAGTATTTTAATTTATTTATCTGATCATAATGTTGGAACAGAATTTTATCACGAAGGTAAAACGATAAAATCAAAAGCAGGTAGAGCTATTATATTTCCTGCTTCTTGGACACATATACATAGAGGACAAAAAACAAATAAAGATAGGTACATGTTATCTTGTTATGCATTTTTAAGGAAACCAAATGAGTTTTAAAACTAAAGGATATGGAGTTATAAAAAAAGCTATTTCAAAAGAATTAGCTGATTTTTGTTATAATTATTTTTTAATTAAAAGGTCTGTGGCAGATACATTTTTTACTCACAACTATTTGAAGGGCGATAAAAATTCAGAATGGGGGACTTGGAATGACCCACAAGTTCCGAACGTTTATTCACATTATGCAGACACTTGCATGGAAACTTTATTATTAAAATTAAAAAATAAAATGGAAAAATACACAGGTTTAAAATTAGTTCCTACTTATTCTTATGCAAGACTTTATGAAAAAGGTGCTGTTCTGTTTAGACACAAAGATAGACCTAGTTGTGAAATATCTACCACACTTAATTTAGGAGGTGAATTATGGCCTATCTATATTGATCCTACAGGAGAGGATAATATTTTAGCTCACGAATATACTAATAAAGGAGAAGAGGTTAAATTAAAAAGGGGAGCACATAAGGGTGTAAAAGTAGATTTATCCGTAGGAGACATGTTAGTTTATAGAGGTTGTAATTTAGAACATTGGAGAAAACCTTTTAAAGGTAAAACATGTGGACAAGTATTTTTACACTACAATAATTTTTTAACTCAAGGTAATACTAATTTATTTGATGGTAGAATACATGTGGGTTTGCCTAAAGAATTTCAAAGAAAATGAAAGTAGAAAATTATTTTCAAACTCCAATTTATATTTTTGAAAAACCTGAATGGGTTAAAGAAAGTATTAAAGCTACAAACCCTTATATTAAAGAGGCTATAAAATTAAACAAGCCAAAGTTCTATAATAATAAAGATTTTGGTTTAGTGCATCATTCAAAACCCATAGTAAAAGAACTAAAATTAAAAAAGCTTATAGATTTTATAGGTAACACAGCTATGAATATTTTAGATAATCAAGGATATAATATGTCTTTATATAATTTATTTCTTAATGAAATGTGGGTTCAAGAATTTCCTAAAAATGGTGGAGGCCACCATTCTCCACATAATCATTGGAATGGACATATTTCTGGTTTTTATTTTTTAAAATGTTCTAATGAAACTTCTTATCCTGTATTTTACGATCCAAGATCTAGTAAATCAATGAACATGCTAAAACAGAAAGATGATTCTAAATTAACTTATTCTACGGAACAAGTTCATTTTAAAATAAAACCAGGTACATTATTATTTTTTAATTCATACCTTACACATGAATTTATTGTTGATAAAGGTATAGAACCTTTTAGATTCATACATTTTAATATTCAAGCTACAGATAAAAACCATGCAATTTGATCACTGGTTTCCTACAATCATAGGTATTAAAAATAATCCTAAACATAAGCAAGTAGAAACTAAACTAGTAAAATTTTGTTTAGATAAAAAGAAAAAAATTAAATCAGGTGGATCGCATTGGTTATCTCATGAAACATATAATACTTCTACTACCTATAATTTAACGTATGAGCCTTTGTTTTTAAATTTAAACAAATGGGTGTATGATCAAATAGTTAAGTATTGTCATCATATGGAATATGAAGTTGAACTACTTTGTAGTGGAGTTTGGTTTAACATATACAACAAAGGTGATTATCAAGAATATCACAGACATGCAAAAGATTGTATTTCAGCAATTTATATTTTAAGCGGTCATAAAAAAGCAGCTAAGATTTATTTTAGATCTCCTATTTTAGAAACAGCACAAGAACCTAAAATTAAAATAAATGATAAGAATGCTTATAGGGCTCACTATGAAGCTTTGCCTGGTAACTTATTAATATTTAGATCTAATACAGAACATGCAGTTGAGAAACATTTGATTGCTGACAAAAGAATAACACTAGCTTATAATTTTAGATTAAAATGAAATTCTACCAATTAGATAATTTTTTTACTGAGGAAGAAAACAAAACAATAGACTCAATATTATACGATGCACACTTTCCTGTTTTTTATTATAAAGAACAAGTGATAGGTGATGGTCTTCCTTTCTTTTCTCATGTTTTAATTAACAAAGATACACATGAAATTAATTCAAGTTATACTAATTTCTTTTTAATGATCGCCTATAAATTTGTTGCTAAAGTATCTAAGATAGAACCAAAGAATTTTTTAAGAGGTAACATAAATTTAACATTGCCTTTTAAAGGTAAACCTAAGTTACATGTAGATCACGAAGAACCTCATTACCAAATAATTATGTATTTAAATGATGCTTCAGGAACAACTGATATATACAAAGGTAAAAAATTATTTAAAAAAGTTAATCCTAAAAAAGGAAGAATTATTATGTTTAATAAACAACCTCACTTAGCTAATTCTCCTATTGGAAAAGATGAATTAAGAGCTGTTTGTGTAATGACTTTTAATACTAATGACTAGAGTTATAGATAATTATTTAAATCAAGAAGATTTTTTGAGAATAAAAAACACATTAGGATCTTCGGATTTTCCGTGGTATTATCAAAAAAATATAAATGATAGTCATTCAGAAAAAGATTTAGATTGTTATTTTACTCATTATCTTTTTAATCAAAAAAATGGTCAAAGTTCCTTTTACTATATTATCAAACCTATTTTAAATAAATTAAATGTTAAAGCTCTAATAAGAATTAAATCTAATCTTTATCCAAGAACTGAAAAATTAGAAATACATAAACCACATTCTGATTATACTTATAAACATAAAGGAGCTATATTTTATATAAATACAAACGATGGAAAAACTATATTAAATAAAAACAAAGAAATAGATTCTGTAGAAAATAGATTATTGCTCTTTGAACCACATCTTTCTCACAGCAGCACTTCTACTACAAATGTAAAATCTAGGATAAATATTAATTTTAACTATTTTTAGCCTGTTTGCGTTTTGATATTTATATAGTATAATCAATATAATATTGATATAAAGCTTTTACTATGCTACAAAAATTAGGTTTTGCTCCAGGTTTTAACAAACAGGTCACAGAAACAGGTGCTGAAGGGCAATGGTTTGATGGTGATAATGTTAGATTTAGATATGGTACACCTGAAAAAATAGGTGGTTGGACACAATTAGGACAGGACAAATTAACTGGTGCTGCCAGAGCTCTTCATCATTTTGATGATAATGCAGGTATTAAATACGCAGCTATAGGAACTAACAGAATTTTATATGTATATTCAGGTGGAACTTATTACGATATACACCCAATTAGAACTACTTTAACAGGTGTTAGTTTTACAAGCACATCGTCTTCAACTACAGTTACTGTAACCTGTGGCACTAGCCATGGTTTGAACGACAATGATATTGTTATGTTTGATTCTGTCAGCGGTGTGACAGCAGTAGGTTCTACTTTTACAGATGCAACATTTGAAGACCAAAAATTTATGGTTACTTCAGCACCTACATCAACCACTTTTACAATTACAATGGATACTCAAGAAGCAGGAACTCCTTTGTCAACTAGTGGGTCTGCTTCGGTTTTATGTTATTATACAGTGGGTCCATCTCAACAACTTGGTGGTTTTGGTTGGGGTACGGGTTTATGGTCTGGTGATGCTCCAGGAGCGGTGACGACAACTTTGGCCTCTACTATTAATGACACTGTAACTGATATTCCTTTAACTAGTACAGCAGCGTTTCCATCATTTGGAGAAATTAGAATTGGATCAGAAGATATAAGTTTTGCTGCTAATAATACTACAACAAATATTTTAAGTGGTGGTGCAAGAGAAGTTAACGGTACCACTAAGGCAGGACACAGTGCCGGTGCAACTGTAACTAACATTTCTGATTTTTTTGGTTGGGGTGATGCATCTTCTTCTGACTTTACAATTGATCCTGGTCTATGGGTTCTTGATAACTTTGGTACAAAATTAATTGCACTTATTTATAATGGTCCATGTTTTGAATGGGACGCAGCTGGTGCTGGTTCTACTTCTACAAGAGCAACGTTATTAGCGAATGCTCCTACTGCATCACGTCATGTGTTAGTATCTACACCTGACAGACACTTAGTATTTTTTGGAACAGAAACAACCGTAGGCTCGGCATCGACTCAAGATGATATGTTTATTAGATTCTCAGATCAAGAAAATATTGATGGAACAGATGCGTATACAGTTAAAGCTGAAAACACTTCCGGCACTCAAAGACTTGCAGATGGTTCTAAAATCATGGGTGCTATAAAAGGTAGAGATGCTATCTATGTATGGACCGATACTGCATTGTTTTTAATGAAGTTTGTTGGTGGAGATTTTGTATTTGCTTTTGAACAAGTGGGTACTAACTGTGGATTGTTTGGTAAGAATGCTTGTATTGAGGTTGATGGTACAGCTTATTGGATGTCTGAGAATGGTTTCTTTACATACGATGGTCAGTTAAGATCACTACCTTGTCTTGTTGAAGACCACGTTTACGATGATATAAATGCTACATCTAGAGATCTTATTAATGCAGGATTAAATAATTTGTTTGGTGAGATAAACTGGTTTTATTGTACAGCAGGGTCCAATCAAATTAATAGAGTAGTTACATATAATTATTTAGATTCATCACCTAAACGTCCTATATGGACAACAGGAACTTTACCTAGAGCAGCGTGGCAGGATTCAGCTGTATTTGATAGACCACATGCAACATTTTATAATCCATCTGATAACGCATCAACCGATTGTACTGGAAACACTGATGGTAGCACTATATACTATAATCAGGAAACAGGGACCGATCAAATTAATGCTGGTGGTGTAACAACTGCTGTAATAGGTACTATTACTTCTGGTGATTTTGATATTACCCAACGTAGAAATACTACAGGACAGACTGTAGGAATGCCGGACATTAGAGGAGACGGTGAATATATTATGAGAATCAGTAGATTTATACCAGATTTTATTAGTCAGACAGGAAACACTTCTATTAAATTTAAAACAAGATTATATCCAAACAGTAGTGAAACCACTACTACGTTTACATGTAGCTCTTCTACGACTAAAAAAGATATAAGAGTAAGAGCTAGACAAATAGCATTAGAAGTCGCTAACACAACTACAAATGAAGATTGGAAACTAGGAACATTTAGATTAGATATACACCCAGGAGGAAGAAGGTAATGGCTACAGACCAAGAGATAAGAGACGCTGGTTTTAAATATATCCCTGAACAAAAATATTTACAGAGTCCTTTTCAGATACCTACGGACGATCCGGTGACTGACCAAGGTATTGTTGCAACCAATGCTTTTGCTGGAAGTGGTGGAAACGGTTTTAGTGTTTATAATGCAGACCCAAATACAATAACAAACATGAATCCTAACAGGTACGCTTTGCAAGATGCAAGATACGATAATGAACTATCTTATGTTGGAAAAACTTTACCTGGCGATTTAAGTCCTCTTTACAACACTAGCACTGCAGCAATGAAAAGTATGGAAATAAATCCAGATTACTATGGCATGGATACTATAGGTGATAGATTTGAACTTGATGAAAAAGGTCAACTTGTTATGGACAGTGAGGGTAATTATATAAGAAAAAATCAACCATCAAAAATATCAGAGCTTATTGGTAAAGGAATAGGTTTTATACCTGGTATAGGCACACTTTCAAAATTTGCAGATTTTGCATCAGGTTTATTGCCTGTAAACAGAAGAGCAATAATGGAGAACCAATTAGGTACTCAAGGTGTTATGGTAAATGATATTGGTCAAATTGTGGTAGGACCAGGTGGTAGCTATAATACACCTGAAGGAATTATGGCTGGATACAATGTAAGTAAAATGGACGATGAAACTTTTACTGATAGAATTGGTACAATAGAAAATACATTAAAAGATAAATATAACATGACTGATGCTGAGATAGCAGATGTAAAAGCAGGCAAATACAAAGGTGATGTAGATACTAATTTATTTGAAACAATTAGAAACATAGAAATAGCTAGACAAAATTTTGGTAATGCTACCGGTGCAACGGATACAATTTTTAATATTAAGACAGATACTAAAACTAATAACCAAAATGATGGCAGTGGTAGCACTAATAACAATAAAGATAACGGTGGAAAAACTGGATCTGGTAATTTTTCTAATATAGATAACAGCGGAAAAGATTATGGTCCATATAGTGGTGGAGCTGGTGGTATACATAGTAATTATATGAATGGAGGACTAGCAAGTATTTTATAATGGCAAAAATTGTACAATCATTAACTAGAGCTGAACCAGAATACAATCAAACTAACTTACAATCTTTGATCAGGGACCTTGACGCAGTAATTACAAAATTAAATACTTCTTTTCAACAAGAAGTAAAACAGGAGATAGAAGCTAAAAGTTTCTTTTTAGAATAATGGCAGTAGTAAACCAATATAAATTTGTCGGTAAAGATAATGATACTACAGGTGGTGCATTAACTGTTTTTGCAGCAGGTGATCCTGGTGTAAACGAAACTATAATTATTAAATCTATTTTGGTGACTTCTGCTGGCACGCCAGTAGTGACGGTAACAAACAAAAGTATTACAGCTATCAAATCTAAAGCTTTAACAGCTAATGAAACTACAGAGCTTTTAACCCAACCTTTAATAGTAGAGGGTGGGTCATCTTTTACCATACAATCAAGCACTGCAGATTCATTTGATTTTGCAGTTAGTTATTTAAACATTAAAAAGGAGAAAATAGACTAATGAAAACAATAGTAGTAGATGATCATGAAATACCTGAATTAGATGCAGCCTCTGTAGAGACTACATATAGACATTTAAAGACAGGTGAGGTTTTTAAGGAAAGAAAAGACTGGGAAGCAAGGGGTTTTAAAAACGAAGAGATGGCACAGGACGTAAAAGTTATTATGCCTACACTTGATTTGTTCTCGAAAACCAAGTAAACATAGGAATTAAGGTAAAATTATGGCAATATCTA